TATGAATGCCGACGTGAGGAAGCCACTATCAGTAATGTTAAAATTGATTTAGACAATATCGATGTAACAACTGAAAAAGGCTATCAACACTTTACAGCTAAAGGTCACGCCGTTTTATATAAGGGTGAAGACTGGGAAATTGATTTAGAGGTTTTTAACGATACAGATGAAAACCATACTTTTAAAGTAGAAGAAAACAGTCCAGACCATGGACTGATTTGGGAATACGTCCATGACTTATTAGAAACAGGAGAATTACAATGAAAACTGAACTTAGAGAACCCAAAGGATCTTGTTACCAACAAACAATAGATTTTTATTTTAAAGACACCTTCCCTATGGAAGGTTCAAGAGAATTTAACGATGATCAACGTTGGGAAGAATTTGAAAATGCGGGCTTTGAAATAAAAGAAGCTGTTTTAGTACATGGAAAACCTAAGCCAAACCAAGGCCACGCATGGCTAGAAGTAACCAAGCAGGGCAACACCTTTTGCGTAGATGCATCAACTAAACCAGTAACTGTAATGCCTAAAAAAATATATTATGCATTAGGAAAAATCAAAGAAAGTGAAAATGTCGTTTACACTTTAGAAGAAACACAAAAAAACATCTTAAAACACGGCCATTACGGCCCATGGAAACAATGAAAAAACCCTTATTACTACCCTTAAAAATAGCCTCTGAAATGGCTGAAAATTTAAACGTACACGATGATTCCTGGACTTACAGGCTAACACCTCATCAACAAAAAGATAAAAGCTTTTTATACACAATTGACGTTTTCGACGTTAATGGCGAGCTTGTCGGTGTATTTAATGAGTCTGAAGATTTGGAGACTAAAGATTATGAAAACTAAAAAAGTGTTAAAACTTTTGCATTATTTAAGTGCTAATGTATCCAGTAACAGCGTAGAGGCTTTTAAATTGCTTGCTATGATTATGGCTACAGATCCCAACCCAATATTTATACGCGAGCTAGTAGACCTTAACGGCACATCAGCAATGCGCACAGGGAAGCTTCTAGATAAGCTTGCGGATGATTGCTTAATACAAATAATAAAAAGCCCAGAAGACGGGCGCAAGCGTGAAATAACACTTACAAATTATGGGCGCAAGCTCAAGGAGAAAATAGAAAATGAAGACTACAATTTACAATACCAATTTTAAAAGCGGAGAAATACGCACTTTTAGAGAGCTTAGGAATGAACTTTTTGAGCTTAAATGGGGCGGAACTAAAGCAGAAAATAGCCAATTGCAATATACAAAAGCGGTCATGGATATTTTTAGTCCGTCAAAATTGATTAGAGATATAAATATTAATGATGTTGATTACTTGGTAAAAACATTTAAGGGGTTGGGGAATAGCAACGCGACTATTAACAGAAAACTAACCTCATTATCAGTAATGCTTAACCATGCTCTAGAGCGTGGATACATTGATAAAAAGCCTTTAATTAAAAAGTTGCCAGAGAATAATTCAGTTGTTGTCTGGTTTACTGAAGAAGAACAAAACGCTATAAACAACGCTTTTATTGATAACGGCAAGCCTCACATCGCCAAACTAGTAACTTTTCTTTGTAATACTGGAATGCGTGTAGGAGAAGCGCTACAATTGAAATGGAGCGAATGCGTTGATCATAAAATAATGGTTCTAAAAACCAAGAACAATAAGCCACGACTAATTCCACAAAGTAAAAAGGTGATAAAAATATTAGAATCTATTCCTAAAAACCAAAAAGGCCCTTTCTATGGTATTACCTACGGAGAGACGCGCCACGCTTGGGATAAAATGAGAAAGCAATTAGGAAAACAACATACAGAAGGTTGGACAATTCACGGATGCAGACACACGTTCTGTTCAAGTTTAGTCCAAAAAAATGTACCTATCCAAATTGTAGCTTCCCTAGCGGGTCATTCAGATATCCGTATGACCATGCGTTACGCTCACCTTAATACATCTGTGCTAGAAAGTGCTATTGGTAAATTAGATGAATGAAATAGAACTTGAAAAGAAAAATAAAAAGATAGCTGAAAAACGTTATCATCAAAAAAATAAAGCCCTCATATCTATGGGGGCTGAATCCCACACTAAAGTGGGAAAGCTTGCAGTAAGCCACGCTATAAACAATTTAATAATAGGTATTGAAGAGTTTCTAGATAATCCCAGAGCTGATAGGGGTAAAAGGTACAAAGAATATTTTAGGCTCTTACCTACAGAATTAACCGCAGTATTGATCGCTAGAACTGTAATTAACTCTATATCTCAAGAAAAGAAAAGAGCCTCAATGGCTATAAAAGTAGGACGCGCTATCGAGCGTGAAGTAGCTCTACAAAAATTTAAAGAGATTAAAAATATACCTTTTAAAAATCTTCTGGTTGAGCATAAAGATTTAACAAGCGAATCTAAAAAAGCAAATAAAATTTTAACTGATGCAAGAATTAAATACGGTTTTAATTATTCAGCTTGGGGCGTTAAAACCTGTGGTGCAGTAGGATTAACCGCAATAACTATCATGGCTAAATACACCAACATGATAAAAGCTTATGAGAAAACTGAGTTTGGCAAAAAAGTCGGATATGTATCACCTACAGAAAACATGGTTGAGTGGCTAGATGAGGCTCATAAACAGAATGCTGTGTCTGAGTTTATGTACACTCCTATGATTAGTCCGCCAAGAAACTGGACAAACAATTTTGACGGTGGTTACTACCTTGACCAATACCAAGATAAGCGGTTAGTCGATGACCGTAAGCACTATCACGACAATTTAAAAGAAAGTGACTGTCCTACATTGTTCAGTTCTGTAAACCACTTACAGTCTTGCCCTTGGTCAGTTAATAAAAAAGTTCTTGATGTAATTAAAAATCTATGGCTTCAAGGAAACGCTATAGCAGGTCTTCCTGATCCTAACAGCCGACCTGAGCCTGAATGGAATGAGGCTTATAAAGGAAACAAGATGTTAACTGTTATGTATAAATCTGATCTATATATGGCTCGTACATTTAATAGTAGAAATGTAGGATTACGTTATAGGTTGCAATCATTATTAGAAATTGCAGAAATCTATAAAAACAGTGTAATATATTTCCCATACAGCTGTGATTTCAGAGGTCGTGTGTATCCTATTCCTAAAGTTCTACAGCCTCAAGGTGATGATAAAGCCAAAGGTCTTTTACAGTTCTTTGAGGGTAAGCCTATAGAAAATAAAGAGCAAGAAGACTGGTTCTACATACATGGCGCAAATTGTTGGGGTGAAGATAAATTAAGTTTTGAAGACCGTATAAAATGGGTAAACAAAAATGCAAAATTTATAAGAGAGTGTGCTGACAATCCTTTAGATTTTACAAGGTGGGCAGAAGCTGATAAACCTTTTCAATTTCTAGCATGGGCTTTTGAGTTTAGGCAATATCAAAGATTAGGAAGTAAATTCCTAAGTCGTATTCCAGTAGCTATGGATGGATCAAATAATGGTCTACAGATTATGTCTTTACTTTTAAAAGATAAAAACATTGCTGAACAAACTAATGTATTGCCCACTGATAAACCTCAAGACATTTATCAAAATCTTTGTAACAAATTAATAGAGAAATTACAGCATGAACCTACCAAAGAAAACTTAAACTGGTTGCGTTACGGCATTGATAGAAAGTTATTAAAAAAAGCTATCATGGTAGTGCCTTACGGCGGGTCATTTACTACTTTATTAGAGATAATACAGTCAGAAGTTTATACAGAATCTTTGGTAAAAGGTGAGCTACCCTTTAAAAATCTTAGAAAGCACTGTGCAATTTTAACAAAAAATTTGTGGGAGGTGATCAAAGAAGAGCTAGGAGATGCCGTCGATTTAATGATGTGGTTGAAGCAAACTATTAGACCTGCGCTCCACGAAAACATCGAGCCTTCATTTGTTAGTCCGCTGAACTTAAGGGTAAATCAAGGATATCGCAATACTAGAAGGCACGTTGTAAGAACAGCCCTGGGGTACAAAATAAAAAGATCGTGTAATGTTTTAGTAGATACAGATTTTTTAGCTTTTGGTAAGAATTGTAGAAGTATTTCCCCAAACTTCTGTCATTCGCTTGACGCATCCGTTATGCTGTCAACTGTGGAAAGGATGAAAGGATTAGGAATAAACGCACTGTCTATGGTGCATGATAGCTTTGCTACTCACGCCCACAATGCGCCCCAACTTTCCACTCAACTTCGAGAGTCTGTTGTCGAGATATTCTCTGACAACTTACTTGAGAAATTTCAGCAAGACATTAAATCATTAGTGCCTGATGCTGAGTATCCTGAACTTCCAGTGATGGGGGATTTGGATATTAATCTTTTACATAGGTCACGCTATTTCTTTAGCTGACCGCAACAACATTTTAAATATCATGGCAAAAACAATTGCAAGTGAAAAGGGAAGGGCTTTGTTTCCTTCGTTAACCCCAGGTAAACCGAACGAAAGATTCTACGATGGTAAAGAAGGGAGCAAAGCTCCTTATGAAGTTTTACTTTGTGGAACTCCAGAAGCGTTAGAACCTACTATTAAAAAGCTACAAGCTATCCACCAAAAAGCAATCGACGCTCGTAAAGCTGAGATTGAAGGTACTAAAAAGAAACTTAAAGTGTTTCCTTTTCCCATACTAGAAACAGTGGAAGATAAGGACGGCAACCCAACAGGTGAGGTCGCTCTTAAGTGTAAGCTTAATGCTGAAAAGGATGACAGTGGTCAATGGAGAACCGACCAATTTACAGTTTATGATTCTCAAGGTAATGAGTACACAGGTACTGAAGAGATAGGAAACGGCTCTACTATTAGAGTCGGGATCTTACCTAAAGTATGGCGTACTGATTCTTTGGGAGTAGGGATCACACTTAAAATAGGCGCAGTTCAAATTGTTGAGCTTATGTCTAAATCAGGTGTACCTTCTGATGCTGAAGGTTGGGGTTTTGAAAAAGAGGAGGGCTTCACAACTGCTGAAGAGTCTACTCCTAAAACTCCATTTGAAAAAGAAGAAGATTCTGAAGTGAATTTTAACTTCTAGAAAATGCAATTTAGTCTTCAACTCTTGCATTCACCTGTCGCAGCTAGTAGGCCAAAAGTGACTCGGTGGTCTACTTATTATGGCAAACGCTACACGGAGTACAGAGGTGCAGCTCCTGAAGCAATTGCTAAAGCTGTTAAGGTAGCGGGAGTTGAAGGCTTTTTACCTATAAAAGAACACGTCCTTATAGTTGCAATCTATGAGGTCAAAAAACCTAAAACAACAAAACTCGATTTTCCAAAACCAGATATAGATAATTACGACAAGGCTCTTTTTGACGCTCTAAGTAAGGCAGAAATCTGGTTGGACGATCACCAAATATTAGCCTCGTTTTCTATGAAACGTTGGGCAAAGAAAGAACCATGTACAAAGATAATGATAATGACTCTCAATTCGTCAGGCACATACCCTGCGACAAATGCGGAAGTAAAGATAACGCAAGCTTATATACAGACGGCCATACGTTCTGTTTTGGATGCAACCACCGAGAACCAGGTGAAGGTGAAGTAAGTAACTATAAACCTAAACCTAAAGTGTCATCAGAGCTGAGAGAAATTGAATATTCTAACCTCGAAAATAGAAAGATAAACGAGGAAACTTGCCGTAAATGGAAGTATGGATATGGCTACACTAAAGAAGGTAGGCCAGTACATATAGCAACTTACTGTGACGATTACGGTAAGCCTGTAGCACAGAAGCTACGCGGTGCAGGAAAAGAATTTTCTATAGTAGGTGACGCATCTAAGATGGGTTTATATGGAAAACATCTTTGGCAATCAGGTGGCAAGATGGTCACGGTGGTAGAAGGTGAGATAGATGCTTTATCAGTTAGTCAACAAACAGGTAACAAGTACGCAGTCGTAAGTGTTCCAAACGGTTGTCAAGCAGCTAAGAAAATTATAGCTAAAGAATTAGAGTGGCTCGAAACTTTTCAGTCGTGTGTGTTCATGTTTGACCAAGATGAGCAAGGTCAGCAAGCTGCTAAAGAATGTGCGCTGATGTTGAGTCCAGGCAAAGCAAAGATAGCTTACCTTCCATTGAAAGATGCGAGTGAGATGTTACAAGCAGGTCGAGGGCATGAAATAATTCAGGCTCAATTTGGTGCAAAAATTTTTCGACCAGATGGCATAGTAAGTGCAGATACACTTTGGGAAAAGGTATCGGAAGTCAACGACCAAGAATGCATTCCTTACCCTTGGAATGGATTAAATGATAAGAGTGGAGGAATTCGTACAGGCGAACTGGTTTGCCTGACCGCAGGTACTGGTATTGGGAAATCCTCAGTGTGTCGAGAGCTTGCGTATTACTTGTTAAAACTAGATAAGCAAGTTGGCTATATAGCTTTAGAAGAATCCGTTAAAAGAACTGCTCAGGGGATCATCGGATTAGAATTAAATAAACCCATTCACCTGCACGGTTACGAAGTCGATGAAGCTACGTTAAAAAAAGGATTTGATTCTACGTTAGGTCAAGGCAATCTAACGCTGTATGATCATTTTGGTTCAACAAATGCTGATAATTTATTAAATAAAGTTCGGTACATGAGCGTGGCTATGGGCGCAGAATATATTATTCTTGACCACCTTTCTATTGTCGTTTCTGGCTACGAGGATGGTGACGAGCGTAGGCGTATTGATGCTGTGATGACCAAGCTTAGAAGCCTCGTCGAGGAGCTAGGTATCTGCCTCTTCCTTGTAAGCCATTTAAAGCGTCCTATGAACACTTCTCACGAAGAAGGGGGTCAAACTAGCTTGGCGCAACTGCGTGGCTCACAGGCCATCCCACAGCTTAGTGACATAGTGCTAGGCTTTGAGAGGAATCAACAAGATCCTAAACTCGCTCACGTCACCTGCGTCAGAGTTCTCAAAAATAGGTACTCTGGGGAAACAGGTATTACTTGTTATTTGAAATACGACCGCGACACAGGTAGGCTACATGAGTGCGAACCTAGCTTTGAAGCTAGTAAGCCTAACACTAACAATCACACTAAACAAACCGTACCATTTTAAAGGGGAAAAATGACTGAACACAATAACACTACAAATGAATATAACCACTACACCGCTCAAGTAACTAACGCTATCCAAGAACTAGGCAAGAGGCCATTCAAGGATACGTTTATTTTTGACATAGAGACTGATGGCTTTGATGCTACAAAGATACACTGCGTAGGTTTATCTACACCTCTAGGTGAGAGAGCAATATATTCAGGTAAAAGTTTACAGATGGGTATTGACCATCTAGCTAATGCTAAACATTTAATAGGCCATAACATAATAGGATTTGATATACCTGTTATTCAAAAGCTTTACCCAGAGTGGAAGACTAGGGCAAAGATAAGTGACACTTTAGTGATGTCTCGTCTAGGTTATCCTGATGTTCTTAACTATGATTACACTGATGTTAATAAAAACAATCTGCCTAAATCTCTTTACGGTAGGCATAGCTTAGAAGCTTGGGGATATCGTCTAGGAATTCTTAAAGGAGATTTAGGATCTGAAGGTAATGATACTGATTGGTCGGAATACACTGACGAGATGGGTGACTACTGCTTACAAGATGTTTCAGTGAACCTAGTTTTATATGAACACTTACTTAAGAAAGGTGTGTCAGAGAAATGCTTAGAGCTTGAGCAAGACTTTATGTTAGCGATACACAACATGATGGAGAACGGTTTTCACTTTGATACTCAGAAAGGTGTTGAGTTATATGCAAAGTTACAAAAGCGTAAGGGAGAGATTGAAGGTGGTTTGCAAAAGATATTTCCACCTCAGATTACTTACATGAAAACTCCTCAATACTATATTGATCGCTATGATAATAAATATAGGATAAAATCTGAAGCTCCTAAAGATGAGAGAGGCTCTTTGAGAAGAGGCCCTTTAAAAGAAAAGCGTGTACCTTTTAATCCAAACAGTCGTGATCAAATTGGTAAAGCTTTTATTGAGAAGTATGAATGGAAGCCTGATAAGTTTACTCCAGAAGGTAAGCCTAAAGTTGATGAAGCAGTTCTTAACTCTTTGCCTTATCCTGAAGCTAAACCTTTAGCCGAGTACATGATGCTTACTAAACGTATAGGTCAACTTGCTGAAGGTGATGCCGCTTGGTTGAAGCTAGAGAAGAACAATAGAATACACGGATTTGTGAACCACAATGGGGCGGTGTCTGGACGTTGTACCCACAGCCGACCTAATTTGGGTCAAGTACCTGCGGTACGCGCTCCTTACGGTAAAGAATGTAGGTCACTGTTTAATGTACCTTCAGGATATAAATTAGTAGGTGCAGATATGAGTGGCCTAGAGCTACGTTGTTTAGCTCATTATCTACATACATGGGATGATGGTGAATATGCAACTGAAGTTGTATCAGGTGATATACATGCTGTTAACCAGTGGGCGGCAGGTTTAGAAACTCGTGATGAGGCCAAGCGTTTTATCTACGCATTTCTTTACGGTGGAGGATCAAAGCTTATAGGAAGTATTGTTGGTGGTAACGAGCGTGACGGTATGATGCTGAAGCGTAAGTTTCTAAATTCTCTGCCTGCTTTAGACTCTTTGATAGAAGCCGTGCAAACAAAAGTATTAGAGAAAGGTTATTTAGTAGGATTAGATGGCCGACCTTTACCTAGCCGTTCAGTACATTCTGCACTTAACTTATTACTACAGAGCTGTGGCGCAGTGCTGATGAAGAAGGCTACGGTTAAATTAGTAGAGCAGATTAAGCTCAAAGGTTTGGACGCTAAGTTGGTAGCTCACGTTCACGATGAGGTGCAGATTGAGGTACATGAGCAAGAAGCCGACTACGTTGGGAGGCTTGCTGTGAAGTGTTTCCAGTACGCAGGGCAAGCTTTTAAATTGAATTGCCCACTTGATGGTGAGTACCATATAGGCGATAATTGGGCGGAGACTCATTAATGATTAAAATCCTGCAAGATCCTGAACCCTTACTTCTAATAGATGCTGACATCCCCCTGTACAAATCCTCGTTCTCTGTTGAGCAGGTATGGGATTGGACTGACGATGTAGTAGCCATTGAAGCTGACATAACAGAAGCAGAGCTTGTATTTGATATGTGGATAGATAAAGTAGTAAAGGCTTTTCCTCGCTCATACACCCCAATACTCTGCTTTTCAGGCCACGGAAACTATAGAAAAACAATTCTACAGACGTATAAGGCCAATAGAGCAAAGAAGCGTAAGCCTGTATTACTCAAAAGTTTGAGAGAAGTTGTCGAGGAGAAGTACCTCTGCATGAGCCTTAGGGGCTTGGAGGCTGATGATCTGTTAGGACTTCTTTCAGAGTCAGGTATTATGATTTCGATTGACAAAGACCTGCGGACTATCCCTGGCATGTTGTATAATCCTGATAAGCCTGAAGACGGTGTTGAGCTGATCGACAAAGAACAGGCTGACTATAATCATCTATATCAAACTTTAGTCGGTGACTATACAGACGGATACTCAGGATGCCCTAGGGTAGGGCCAATGAGAGCATCAAATATATTACGAAAAGATAACTCTTGGGAAGCTGTAGTAGAGGCTTATAAAAGTCGCGGGCTTGATGAGGAAGATGCTTTAGTGCAGGCTAGGGTAGCTCGTATTCTTAGGCCAGGCGAATACGATTTCCAATTACGGAAGCCAAAATTATGGTCACCAAATGAATATCAAACTAATTAAATGCATCTACCAGATACTATAAACGTCTTAGGATCACTCTTTAAAATTAAACAACGTACATTATTAGATGATGAAGAAAGCCAATCATACGGCGAATGGGATGGCAGTGACTTTTCTATACATTTAGAAATCAGTAGCCCACCTGCACATAAAGCAATAACAGTTTTGCATGAATGCATACACGGAATTGACGAGCTAACTCACATGAGGCTCAGTCATCAGAACGTTTATATCTTATCTCAAGTTCTGTTTCAAATAATAATACAAAACCCTGAGCTAATTAAATATATAGCTGATTCCCCTATGCTAGAAGAAGAGTGGAATCGGAGCAGAACACGCCACGATAATAAAAGCGAGGATGGCGAGAACGGCTGAATAAAATATAACTTGTCTTTTAATTTTCATAATTAATATTTAGGCTTACGCTTCCCAGGAGTGGGAGGCTTCTTTTTATTTCTTTTCTTCATGATCATTCTCTAATTGTTGCTGAACAATATCGTGCATAAGTTCAGTAGGGTCGCGTTTTTCAGCGACATCTGTAATACCTTTTAATATAGAAGATATTTGTGTAACCACTAATGTAATCAAAGTAGCTACGATAGCAAGGTTCTCTCCGTCCATGTATTGCACAGATAGTAGAAAAGCAAGTACAAGTAGGCATAAATAAAACGCACCAAACTTAGCTAGGTGCTTGCCACCAACTTCCTTCGCGGACTCAGTTGCGCGGATTTCTTTTATACGCCCACTTAATTCAGCCTTACGGAGAGCTAAAGTAGACTTCAGTTCTGCCATCTTTAATTGAATAGCTTCCTTTGTAGAACCTAAGAGCTGTGCTTCTTTAGCAGCTTTGTCCATACCATTGCCGTTACCGTTTTCTTCAGGCACTTTATACGGAGGGTCACCGCCGTTAACAATTTTAGAAGCCTGTTCAGGCTCTAAGTATTTTTTATCATCATCAGTTTTCTTTTTATTAGGCATCTCTATTACCACCGTATTTCTTGTTGTAAAGCATTGTTATGTGCTTATGTGCCAGTTCCAAGGGAAGGGCAAGAATGAAGAAGAATGCTTTGAGAAACCCTGTAATAGGCGCTCGCATACTTGGAAATACAAATACGAGTAAAGCACTGAGCCATGCCCACCTAACCACTGTATCTGTAGTTTCCGCCATAACCTGAGTAGTTTTAGTACTAGCTACAGGAGTCGGAGAAACATTAGGAACACTGGGTAAACTAGGAGTCAGCAGACTGCAAGAACTCAGTGTTAATAATAATAGATAACGCATTATGTGTTGTTTTCAAATACCGCAAATGTAACGCTTTCAGAATCATCACTTAAACTATTCGATGCATCTCTGATCGCTATGTTGAATCCAGTTGCAGCAATTGAACTTGCACTACAGGTCATAATCGTTCCTGCGGAATCCTCATATGAAAGTAAAACTGTATAATTCGTTGTGGACATATCAGTGTCGATAACCACACTATACTGCCCTGCACCACTTCTAGATATCGATGATACATTATAGCTAGTTCCAAGCAGTGCTGGAGAAGATACTGTCGTAAATCTGCCAAAGGCTTTGGGTATAAACTGCATCTTTGCTTCAAGTGCAGCAATCCTAGCCTCGTATCCTGAAAGCCCCGCAGGTAACGCTGTAACAGCAGTATTTATTGTGTTTAAATTAACAGCACTAGTAACAGTAATATTATCTGTTTTAGCTTTAATGCCTATAATCTCTACATCTTTATCTAGCTGATTAGCCTGGCCTGTAAGAGCTTGATTCTGACGGCGGAATTCGTGTGGGTTGCGCCCTCTCATCGTGCTAACCAAGCAATCCCTGCGCTAATTGCAGTAGATATTATTGCTACTGCTCCTATGAGTGCTGACCTAGAGTTCTCAAGTTCTCTAAGACGCTCATCGTGTTTTTGTATAGTTTCATTTAAAGCGTTAGTGATAGATATCAATGCGTCCATCTTGCCCTCTAAACGGCCTAGTGCTAAAAGTAAATCTTGTTGTTGATCAGTCATCACGCCTCATTGTTTCATCTATGGTACTATCAGATAATTTTTTACCTAAAGTTCTTAACCAACGCATACGTTCAGCATTCCACCTTAGACGCTCATCATTCATTTGTTTTTCACGTTTATTGTTCTGCCATATACTGAATACCACCCAACATCCAAGCGGGCCATACCCTGTTAATATTTCAAAAACAGATGTCATTTCTGTAATTCCTCAGCAATACTGGCAGCTTCGCTGTGTATTTTTAATATTAATTCTTTCTTTTCTTTTGTAAAAGCAGTGCCTGATAATTCATCTAAAAATTTAATCATCTCTCTTGCTTTTGGTTCATTACCTCTTAAATTTTCAATTCTAACTCCAGTTTCTAACCAAAAATATGTACCCATTTTTCTTAAATTTTCGTTATCAGAAGATAAAAATTCTTTAACAAAACTTCCTCTAACACCTTTTGTGTAGGCTTCTACATATTTAAGCCACATCGCGCTTTTTGCATTAGGTTGATCTTTTTTACCGCTACCCAAACTTGCATGCCAATCTTTTAGTTCATTATAAGGAGTGTAAATTTCATAGACTGAGTTTCCATTCTTATCTGTCACAACGTTTCCATCTTCATCTTTTAAAACTCTGACATTTTCTTGAACAAGCATATAGTTTAAAGCTTCCTCAAGAGTCATCTCTACCTTTTCTTTTTTAACATTTCTTAAAACTTTTCCATTAGAAGTCTTTTGAGGTGTAGTAACTGTCATCGGCATTTTAAATGTTTCAAGACGTTGCATAATAAGATGCCAACATGTTGCTTTATTAGTAACAGTTTTAGTAACTTTTTTACCATCTTCAATAAGAGTGACTTCTTCAGTAATAGGTATATCTTTAAACTTTTTAAGATTTAAAGGTATTCCTCCTACGTTCAATGTTGAACTCATAGGTTTTAAAAACGGTTCAGGTTTTACTCCACGTTCGCCTGGAAATCCTTTAATACCCCCAACTCTTAAAAGCCGTGTGTATTCGTTAAACAACGGATCATTTGGGGGAGTAAGACCTGAAAAAGGATTTGAAATGTTCCAAGCAGCTTGTACAAGATCTCCTGTCCAGTGTTTTGTTGATTCATCGAATCTACTTATCTGTTTACCCCATCTTATACGTCTTGCAGGGCCATCAAACCCTTCAGTGCAAGGAAGAGCAGATTGTAAAGCATCCGCAATGTTTTGTTGCTCACGCTGAATTACGTCACTTTTAAATGATTTAATTAAACCTGAATAAGGAATAACATTTCTAGACATGTTTCTTAATATCTGAGCTTTTGCTTCACCATCTCCAGTAATGAATTTATACCATTGATTACTACCTTGTAACATTGGATGCTCTTTAAGAGCTTCAGCCATTCCTAATATTTGAATTTTCATAAGCTCAGTTACAAATGCAAATGTTTCTTCTTCCATCCAATTTTCTGAAGAATCTATCCACTCTTTCATATTAGCAGCTTGTATCCAAGGAGAAGTGAAAGGTGCACCCCTTCGCATATCAGTATAAGTTTTTGTACCATCTTCATTTTCTTGAACCCATGAAAAAGGTTGCCTACCCATAGCTTTTTCTTGGCGAGCTGCTAGTGGGTTTGGTGGGGGAGTGCCTGTGACTTTACCGTTAAAAGCGTCGTTCCAAGCCAAAGTTGTTATCCCTGCTGAAAGCATGAATCTACCGTAGGCGTTTCTAGCTTTTAAAGCGTCTTGAGGACTTCCATCAACTAACCTTAAATCATTAACAAGATCTTTCCTAAGCTGTTTTAATGCAGGAGGGGCTGCATAAAGAATATTACGCTTGGTCATATAGCTTATTATGTTATATGGAGTCTGCACGAAAGGTAATTGAGTACGCACTACAGGCCCAAAAACATTACTACTATCAATAGATTTATTCATCCTACCTAAATATTGGGTAAAAGCTGACCTTCTTGGGTCTTCTAAAGGACTAGTAAATGTTAATTTTTGAGACTGTGTTAGAGCTTGTTGAGAAGTTTTTACCAAGCCTAAATCATAATTATCATGCATAAACCGTTTAA